GACAACCCCAACACACACTGGCTCTTCGGACCCAACCTGATTCACGCAGTCGGTATAGCCATCCGCACCGAACTCCTGCCAATCAAACTGCAAACCAACACAATGGCAGACCAAGCCATATCCAACTGGTGCAAAACCAACCGGCACACAGTCGCCCATTGCGTCCCATCCCTGGTCGACCACCGCGACGAAAAACCCATCACCAGACACCGCTTGAACGGTGAGACACGCACCAACGACATACCCCGCCGAGCATGGCGACACGGCACACGGGCACGCTGGACCACCAAGAGCGCGCCGCTATGACATGGGAAAGCAAACGGCCAGGCTCGACCCGGGCATGGCGCGCTGTACGGCTGCAAGTCCTCAAACGCGACCAATACCGCTGCCAACTGCAATACGCCGAATGCGTCGGGCAAGCCACCGAGGTCGACCACATCACCAACATCGCCGCCTCAAACACCCAACGGGCGCAGGCCAACAACCCCAACGAGCTGCAAGCCGTGTGCAGCCCATGCCACCGCGCCAAAACCCAACGAGAAGCCGCCCAGGCCCGCGGATCGTGGCGCCGGCCACCCGAACGGCACCCCGGACTGCGCTGACCAAACCGCACCCCTCTGACCTGCGGAAATGCACCACAGACAGCCTGTCGCCCGAAAAATGCCCCTGACCTGCGGAAATGCAGAGGGGGCCGGGGAAGGCTCCCCCCACCCGGCCGGACAGCGGATGGCGCTGCGGTTCGGGCTGGCTACGGGTCTGGACAAACCACCCTTGGCGGTGACCCGAGACGGGTCCCGCCACCGTGTTCCCGAGATGGGAAGTCGGAGAGAGGAGTTCACAATGGCTGGTCGTGGGCCTGCACCGAAAGACCCGGGCAGGCGTGCCCGAACAAATCGAGACCCGGTCGCGCTGCGTGTGCTTACCGCTACACCTGTTACTCAGCCGGAGCTGCCTGATTTCGACGTTGACGTCAAGGTCGACGGCGAGGTGATTCCGCAGCGGTTCCGGTGGCCGGAGCAGACGCGGGATTGGTGGCAGATGTGGGCGGACAGCCCATTGTCTGCGGACTTCACATCGACGGACTGGTCTGAGCTGTTAGATGCTGCTGTGTTGCATGCCCGGTATTGGAAGGGTGATGTGAAGGTGGCGTCGGAGTTGCGGTTGCGGGTGGCGAAGTTCGGCGCGACACCGGAGGATCGGGCGCGGCTGCGGATTCAGTTCGCGGCCGCGGATGAGGCGGACGAGAAGCGATCGGTAGCTGGTTCTTCGTCTCGCTCGCGTCGGGGACCGCTGACCGCCTAGAGACTTCGCGTGCCGTGGAAGCCGTCAGTGCCGGGTGAAATTCCGACACTGGGGTGGGAAGTAATCGACTGGATCACCGAGTATCTGGCGACACCAGACGCGATCGACTATGAGCCGTTCGTCCCGTATCGAGAGCAGGAGGATTTCATCCTCCGCTGGTATGCGCTGGACCCGGCGACGGGGCGGCGACGGTACAACCGTGGTGTGCTCGGTCGGCCAAGGGGCTGGGGTAAGTCTCCGCTGCTCGCCGCGCTGGCCTGCGTGGAAGCTTTAGGCCCGGTGGTGTTCGACGGTTGGGACGCCGACGGCCAGCCGGTAGGCAAACCGTGGTCTCTGGTACGGACGCCGATCGTGCAGTTGGCGGCGGTGTCGGAGGAGCAGGCGAATAACACGTGGTCGCCCGTGCTAGACATGCTTCGCCCGGAAGCCCCGATCTTCGATTCGGAGTTCGGTTCCGGTTTGGAGCCGATGGAAACCTTCGTGAACCTTCCTGGCGGCGGGAAGATGTCGAAGGTCACGTCGTCGGCGCGGACGATCAAAGGCGCCCGCGCTGTGTTCGCGGTATTGGACCAGTCGGAGGAGTGGGTTCCGTCCAATGGCGGCGTCCGCCTGGCGAACACGATGCGGGCGAACGCGGCCAAGGTTGGTGGGACCACGCTGGAGTCGCCGAACGCCTTCATCCCCGGTGAGCAGTCGGTTGCGGAGGATTCCGCCGCGTACTGGGATGCAATCCAAGCTGGTACGTCCCGTGATGACGGACTGTTGTATGACCATCGTGAAGCGCCGGCTGACACGGACATGTCGGATCGGGAATCTCTTATCAGCGGTCTGCGGGTGGCTTACGGGGACTCGTCAGCCCATAACGGCGGGTGCGTCATCCATCAACCGCCCTGCAGCCCAGGGCATGTCGACCTCGACCGCCTGGTGTCGACCATTTGGGACCCCGCACAGGATGTCCAGCAGTCACGCAGCGACTTCCTGAACCAGATCACTCACGCCTCGGACGCCTGGGTGTCGGGACCGGAGTGGAACGCCTGTTTCGACGGCACCAAGGTCATCGGCGATCAGGATGCGGTCACGTTGGGATTTGACGGTTCCCGCGGCCGCATCCGAGGTAAGGCGGACGCCACCGCGCTGATCGGTTGCCGTGTTTCGGACGGGCATCTGTTCGAGATCGGGGTGTGGGAGGCCCGGGACGGCGAGAAGGATTGGACCCCGCCGGTCATCGAGATCGACGCGGCGGTGCGCGAAGCTTTCCGCCGCTGGAAGGTGCTCGGCTTCTACTGCGACCCGTCCGGCTGGACTGAGCACGTTGCCCGGTGGGAAGCCGCGTACGGGCGGCGGCTGCAGTTGAAAGCCACCCAGGCCAACCCGCTTAGCGTGTGGCCGAAGGGTAAGTCGTCGGCTGTCGTCGAGCATGTGGAGCGGCTGCGTCAGGCAATTGTCACCGCCGGTGAGGCCAAAGCACGCGACCTGCCGCCTGAGTTGACGCATGACGGCAGCCACCTGTTAACGCGGCATGTGTTGAATGCGCGGCGCCGCAAAGTTTCTACCGGATATCTGCTGTACAAGGCGTACCCGGATTCGCCGGCCAAGATTGACGCCGCCTATGCGGCGGTGATGGCTTGGAAAGCTCGTTTAGATGCAGTTGCCAAGGGAATTGGCGCTGGCCCGGCATACATGCCACGCCGAATCCGATAACAACTGGAAGGGGAGTCGATGGCGAGCACGCCTGAGCAGTGGCTCCCGGTACTAGCCAGACGTATGGACCTCAACAGTCCCCGAGTGAAGCTGTTGAAGTCGTATCGTGACGGGAACGCTCCGCTGCCGGAGGCCGGGCAGAACGTGCGGGAGTCGTGGCAGCGGTTTCAGCGTGAGGCCCGCACTAACTGGGGGCAGTTGATCCTCGATGCGGTGACGGATCGGATTGTGCCGAAGGGCATCACAGTCGCCGGGGATTCACAATCCGAGGTGGCGTTGCAGGCCCGCCGGATCTGGCGGGATAACCGCATGGATAGCGTGTTTCAGACGTGGCTGCGGGACGGGTTGGCGTTCCGCCAGTCGTATTTGACGTGTTGGCCTGGTGATGATGGCCGGGCGGTGATCACTGCGGATTCGCCTGAGTCGATGTGGGCGGCGTGTGACCCGTTGCAGCCGTGGCGGGTTCGTGCGGCGTTGCGGTGTTGGCGGGACATTGATGCCAGCATGGATTTTGCGGTGGTGTGGTCGGAGATGGGTTGGCAGCGGTTTATGCGGCCGTCGATGTACCGAAATGACACTGGTCACACGGTGTTGGTGACCCTGGTTCAGGGCAAGTGGTATCCCGATACCGAGTTCGTTGAGACAGGGCAAACGCCGCCGGTTGTGGTGTTCAACAACCCGTCTGGTGCGGGGGAGTACGAGCCCCACACTGATGTCATTAACCGCATCAACAACGGCATTCTGAGGCGATTAGTAATCGAGGCGATGCAGGCGTTTCGGCAGCGGGCTTTGAAGGCTGCTGACGGGTCTGGCGGTTTGCCGCGGAAGGATGAGAACGGCAACGACATCGACTGGGGCAAAATTTTCGAACCCGCCCCGGGTGCGTTGTGGGATTTACCGCCGGGTTTGGATTTGTGGGAGTCACAGTCGACGGACATTCAACCGTTGCTGTTGGCTTCGAAAGATGATGTACGGCAACTGTCTGCGGTGACCCGGACGCCGTTGCCGATGTTGATGCCAGACAACGCGAACACATCGGCGGCCGGGGCGACGTCGGCGGAGGCCGGCTACATCTCTAAGTGCGCTTCCCGTCTAGCTGAAGCGAAGGTCGGCGGCGAGGCCATCCTGGTGAAAGCCCTTGAAACTGAGGGTGTTGATGGACTCAATGATTTGACTGTCGAGTTGCTGTTTGAGCCGGTCGAGCGGGTCACGTTGACTGAGAAGTATCAGGCGATGCAGATGGGCCGCGCAGCAGGCCAGCCCGTGCAGGCACTTGAGGCTGATGTGTTGGGCTTGTCGCCGGATCAGATTCGACAGAACGATATTCGTAGGGCCAGTGAGGCGATGAACAGCATGTTCACGCAACCGATCCCGGCCAAGCAGAGTGACAACACCGCTCCTAATAGACCGCAGTAGCTACGAGGCTGCTGTAGCAGCTTTACGGTCGCAGCTGGTCGCCTATTTAGGGCAGTTCTGGGCCACCGCTGACCTGACCGATGCGACGATTCAGCGGCTGATTCAGATCGTGTATCCGGCCGTGGTGGCGGGCCAATTGCAGGTGGCGAATCTGACCAGCGTCTACTTAGCGGCTGCTACGGGTAGCGAACCGCTGCCGGTGTTACCGGATGTGACTGAAGGGCGCGGCGTCCCGCCGGAAACGGTGTACTCGCGCCCGGTTATCCAGGCCCGCACGATGGTTTCCAAGGGCGAAACGATTGTGGAGGCACTGCAAGCTGGGAAGCGGCGGCTGGAATCACTGGCCACCACCGACTTACAGATGGCGAAAATCCGGCAGGGGCAACGCTCGCTGGAGCACGGCGGTAAGACGCATTACCGGCGGGTGTTGAAAGGCTCCCACAACTGTGCGATGTGCATCATCGCCTCTACTCAGCGGTATTTCGTGGCGAAGTTGATGCCGATCCACCCAGGTTGTGATTGCGATGTGGAGCCGCTGGAGCCG